ATAGATGAACGGATAACTTCACCAGAACCAATATTACCATAGAATGATACTTTCATTTGGAAATCTAGTGTATAAATTATGGTTCTACGTGTTTCCAAATTGCCTTCAAAATCATCAGAAAAGGAAACACCTTGTATAATAATAGGAATATCTTCTTTAAATTCAGGATATTCAGATGAAAAAGGTTTAATCGTAAGTGTGTATTGTGGATTAAATGTAGGTAAAATCTGTTCTACAAGTTGTAATGCATCATCTTGATTCTTTGCCATAATATTAAGCTGAAAACCAATTTCATAAGGAACAGGTGCATTAAATTTTTGTCTATCGTTATCGGAAATACCCAATGCCTTAAAGTTAGTTACCTTTGTTAACTGTCGAGTATTATCATATGCAATACTGGTAATTTCAAATGACATACGTGGCAATTTTAATGCCACTTGTGAATTTTCCAATAGGTCTGGATTTGTACGAATTCTGTCTAGATATTTTTGTCTTGGCGCATATGCCAATGGGACCTTTTGTTGATTCAATACCTGCCCATTGCCGTCCAAACGGACAACGTATAGATTATTGAACAGTCGACCAAATATGGACACTGCCTTACGAATCTTTTCATGGTAAAAATAGGTACCAAACATTATTGATTCTCCGGATCACCAAATGGATTATCTTCACTAAAATCAATAAAATCATCAATGTATGATTTAGTGAACTCATCATTTTGTTCAGTTGCAGATAAATTATTTATTTCAGATACTGCATATGCTGTTAACCCTGTTACTGCACTAAGTGTATTATTTATTACGCTAGCGCCAGTAATAAATGTATGGAACTTGCCATCATCTGCACCCACATTTGATAGGAATAGATGAATACTTGAATCGTCTGAGGAATCAAGAACGATACTTTGAATTTCACCACTCATCTTAACGCCGCCAGCAATTATCTGACCTACGCTATCGCCAATACTATATTCACTATCAATGGCAGACCCACCAATAAACTGTATAGTAATGGCTGAATCAGTTGTATAAACACCACTATCAGTGAGGGTAATACTTGTCACTGCACCACCACTAACTGTTGCAGTTGCATTAGCAGAATCAGAAGTTGTTCCACCAATAAACGCAATCGTTGGTGGTGTCGTATAATATGTCCCACCTTGTAGAAGATTTATAGAAACAACACCGCTACTATCTTGTATTAATGTGGCAGTTGCCTTTTTAGGAGCAGTAAGAGATACCTTATATTGATATGAGAAGTCTTTTTCAATATCTTGAATCTCATCAATTTGGTTATCAAAGTCCTCACCAGTATATTCAAACAGAGTACAACGAAGCTTATATACTGGTAAATTTTCTATTTGATAAAATGGTTGTTCATGTTCAACATGGTTAATCTGAAACATTTTCTTTGTGAGAGGTATATAAATCAAATCACCTTCTGCAGGTCTCTCTAAAGATATACCTCCAGTTGACATTCTACGAACTTGATTTTCAAACCTAGATTTGGAAACAACCAGAGTAACCTCATCACGAATCTCTACGCCAAATCTAGTAAATAGATCTCCCTCTCCATCAAACCCTTCACCATTTTCAATATACATTTCAATTTTATGTGAAGTAGGAAATTTGGACGTTGGGTCATCACCCAATAAAGTATCTTCGTTAACGATATGTCTTGGTAAATAGTATAGGTCTTGACCATAAATCTTAAGAGCCTCTATGACAAGATCTTCATAAAGATTCATCTCAGATCTTACTTTTTCTGAAAAGTAAAAATTTCGAGCCATAAAATTATCCTAAAAAGAAGTCAGGTGGCATTTCATTTTCCAACCTAATTCTTTCTCTCAATTGCTGTATTTCTGTTGTGGCATCATCATATATTTGACGGCCGTTAAAGGTTACTCCACCTGGTAATTGTACACCTTCAAATTTAATTAAATTCGCTCCCCACTGTTGTTTAATAAGGGCAGTTGTGTATTCCTTTAACCATAAATCATTATAGATTGAGGTGTGTTCATCTGGATCAACAATAGAGTATATTTCTGCCACAACATATTCACCTACCTTTATATCACCATCCTGAAAATCACCAAATATATAAAGTCTGTCCTGATGCCGTGACCACTGAACTTGTGGTGTACCATTTAACTTTACATCTAATAGGGAAAGATACTGTTGCATTTGCTCGTAGTAAGCAAGATCACCTGCAAAATTTTGTAGGTCTGCAATATCATTTAACATCATTTGATACTTAATATCAAAGAAATTAAATGAGGAATTAAAGGAAGAGGAAATAGGAAACATCTTGGTTACGGTCAAGACATTACTAGAAATAGGAATATATTCGTTGGTAATATCAGTCTGAGTAACTTGATGTTTTAGGTATGTGCGAACAGTTGCATCGGAATGATACTCTTGGTAATACTGTAATGCTTCATCTACACGATCTTCTATTTGATCGTCATCAACATTAATCTCAATGACTGGATCACCAAGTCTTCTTTTACAATAGTCAATTAAATCTTGTCTGGATGCTGGAACGGCCATAAAATAGTCTCCGACACGTTAAAAATATCAGTACTATTTATATGGTTTTTTTCCTTAGATAACATCCTCAAGTTTTTCTAATAACTCTTGAGCCGCTTCTGGATGTTCCATACACCATTCTCTAAAAATAGCCATTATTTCATCTTTTGTCATATCTGAAAGTTTTTCAGAAATCATAATCTCTTGCATAATATTTCCTTAGGAATTATTGGATACTATTGTATCATACCAATTTTCCATCATTGTTGTTACTTCAGCATCTGTCATATCAGTACCTTCAGATTCTGGATCTTCTGGGTGATTCTTATATGGTGTTACAGCATGAATTGCCAAAGCACGTGTCACACACTCTGCTTTTGTCTTTTCATTAACCGTATCCGGAATCAGATATTCACGATCTGATTCTGCCGCTACCCAACCAAGATATGTGTGATCAGCAGCATTTGCCCAATAACCTCGATCAAGTACCCACCCTGGAACTTCTATTCTACCCATATGATTAATATGGTGTTTATATTCTACAACAGGCATTATTTTATTCCTCTTTGTTTGTTAACGCTACCTTTGTATCGTAAGTAATATTACCAATATAATTTGGATCGAACCCTTGAAGTTCCATACGTTTCACATCGACTTTATGTTTTTCAGTTAATTCAATGACAAGGTCATCCACAAATGTATATAAATCAGAAACATCCCAACTATTTGAGGCCTCTTCAGCCTTTACATATTCACGAAGCAAACGTTGAATCTTAGAGGGATTCACACCAATTTGTTCCATATATTCCTGTTCACCTTTTGTAATAGAACCACTTTGACGAACATCACGAATACACTGAACAATACTTCTTTTTAAATGAGTCTTTGTTTCTTCAGCCTCAATATCTTCTTCACTAAAATCTGAAATTCTATCTTTCAGTTGTTCATATAATTCGTTGAGAGCCAAAATATCTTTCATCGCACCTTCAATATGAGTGGCGCCTTCTGCCAAACCTTCTCGTAGTTGCGCAAGTTTGATATTTAATTCGATTTCTCTCCACTTTGTAAGATCCTCAGGATGTGCAAGTTCCTCTTCGATCTTTTTAATCTTTAACTCATTTTGAATATGTTTCCATTTTGCTTCATTAAGTGCACCTTTTTTACGAGTCACTTCAGCAGAAATCTGTCTCATATTCTTATGAGGTGATAACCAACTTAGGTTAATATGTTTCCACATCCACTGTGTATGGCTATGATTCCATATATTTTGC